GATGATAACGCATACGATAAAGCCCTTGATGCATTCCGAATTTTAGTAACAAAGGGAGAATGCGCAGAGATTGATGGCAATAATTTAACGTTAGACTTGTTTGATAATCTAGATTTTGATGACATGGAAGCAATGTTCTATCAGTATAGTATAAGTTTTTTATTGCGCTCCCTTCTTGGCTAGATGATGAGGAGGGTTGGCGCGAAATTGATAGAACTATTATTTGGTTATGTGACAAAATAGGTGGTTTTCAGTGGCACATTGCGCAAAAGATAGGCATTGAAAAATTGTTAGAAGTAAGAAACGATTACATTGAGTTAAACAAAGATAATTAATTGCTTTATAAAGGTTCAAAATGAGTTTTACAATATCCTACAATATTAAAGCAATTGACAAATATTCAAAAGTTGCGTTGTATATTACGGAGGTTAATTCTAAGCTTGAAAACTCATTTGATAAAATAAAAAAAAGCAGCGCAAAAGTAGCACGTGCATATTCAAAGCTTGACGGAGCAAGTGTAAAATTAAAAGACACATCCGAAAAATTAAACAATAAAGTTGAGAGTAGTAATCGCAATCTAGAAAAGGCAGTATCTGAATCTAAGTCTTTAAAATCTGCAACTGACAAATTAAATGCTTCCAAAAAGAGTCTTGCAAAAACAGAAAAAAAACTTGCTACAAAAAATAGAGAATACATTGCCAACATGCGTAAGCAAGGACAATTCATGTCTAACGTTGGCGGTATTGCTATTCGCGCAGCTGTACCAGTATTAGGGCTTGGTATAGCAGCTGGTAAAGTGGCAATGGATTTCGAAACAGCAATGGTTGAGATCCAAAAAGTAACATCAAAAGCCGTGTCTAAGGAAATGGAAATCAGAATCAGAGACATGGCAAAGACCATACCAATTGCACAGACTGAATTGGCAGGAATGGCAGCAGACGCAGCAAGATTTGGAATCAGAGGTTCAGAAAACATAGATATGTTTACAAGAGCAGTTGCGAAAATGTCAATTGCTACTGACCTTACAACAGAAGAGGCTGGGGTATCATTTGCCAAAATAAATGAGCTTACAGGATTATCTGCTAAACAGACTGAAAATCTAGGTTCTGCAATTAATACTCTGTCAAATAATTATGCAACTTCTGCAGGTGAGATTGTTCAGTCAATGCTCAGAAGTAGTGCAGCGGCTTCAAGTTTTGGATTAAGCGCAACTGAAATAGCAGGATTAAGCGCACAGATAAACGCTGTCAGTGAGAGTGCAGAGCGTGGAGGTACTAGGATGAGAACTCTATTCATGGAGCTTCAGAATCCTAAAAAAGTAGAGTCATATGCTAAAGCAATAGGTATGACAGCTTATCAATTTGAGGCATTACAGAAATCTAACCCAGCCGCCGCATTGTTTAGTTTAGTTGATGCTATTGATCAAAACGGGCAAGCAGCAAGAAATTTAAGAAAAGTTGCTGGTAGTGAATCAGTTCAAGCACTTGCTGCCATGGCAAAAAATACAGACAAGACCAAGATGGCAATGATAGAAGCTAAACAATCTTTCATTGATAATACATCACTACAAAAAGAGTTTGGGGACGCATCTAAAACAACAGCGATGAAGATCGTGCTGTTGAAAAATAAAATAAAAGAACTGGCAATAAAACACGGTCCAAAATTATTAGAAACTGCAGAAAGAATAATAAAGAAGATAGGTAAATTTGTCGATTGGTTAGACAAGCTTGATCCTGCAACGCTTGAGACTGCTGCAAGTATTGCATTTTTTGCGCTTAAAGCCGGGCTACTTTTAAAAGTAATGGGGAGCTTGAATCTTGGAGTTGCTTCAATAACAGAGATGCTGCCAGGCGTAGGTTCTGGTGCTGACGGAGCGTCCAAAGGTGTTGGAACATTAGCAAAGTCAATGAAGGCATTGAATATTTATGTCTTAGCTGTAGCCACTGCATATACCGCGCTTAAAGGAGCGTGGGACATTTGGGAAGAGCGAGGTCAAAAGAAAGTTGATGCAAGACAATCAGCATTCGAAGCTCAAAACGTTGCAAGGATTGACAGGAAAAATCTCTCAAATGAAGACTTAAAGGCTAATATACTAAAAGAAAAATCATACATGGCTTCGCTTCCAACTAGTGACATTGGTGCAGCATTCGAATCTCCAGATAAGATGTTTCAAACTTTTGCATCGAACTTTAGCGATAAGGTTGCAAGACCAATAGATGAAGCAGCAAATTTGATGGAGAGATCAAAAAGCAGGATAGCGCTCTTTGAACAGGAGTTAGAACAACGCAGAAACGGTCCACGAGCAAGCGAAAATATTGATAGCAGACTTAAAGAATATCAAATGCAAAAAAGTGATTTAAGAAAACTACAAACAGAAATGTATCTTAAAATTGATGTCAACGATCCAGGTGGTGCAGTCAATAAAGTATCCGCTAAGCCTGATAAAAATACAAAGCTTGATGTGGGCGGTAATTTCAAATGAGTTCAACAGAAAATACAAGACCTGGAAGTTTTAAGGGTGTAGAACTTAGAATAAAAGACGTCACTGTAACTGAAGGAATTAAGCGGGCTAAATATTCTTATTTGAACTCTAACCGTAGAACACAAAAGGCACTTGTAGAATGGCCTCCTGAATTTGTTGTTAATTGCTATACATATGGTAGTGACGGTGATTCCTATGCTACTGCTAGAGATAGATTGAGAGCAGCGTTAAAAACCAGTGAGCCTGGTATCTATGTTGACGCTTGGCTTGGAAATAATAACTGTGCGTCTGACGTATTCGAATTTAGCCAATCACACAGCGAAACCAATAGATGTAATTTTAAAATTACGTTTACCACATACACAGACAGCAATTCACAGCCACAGATTTCGACTGGAATAACAACTACGAATACTGTCAACACTCAGTCACTAAAGGCAAGCAGATCATTGCAAGATGCTGCAGGGGCTTCAATGGGGGGAACTGATTATGTGTTGGTAGAACAAAAGAAGTTATTTTTTGAAAATGTAGGCGACCTTATGCCAGAAGCATTTGGTAAAATTGGCGACACTATATCACAGGTAAGCGCTTATGCTGAAACAGCATTCGAAATAAAAGAAAACTCTGAATTCTATGCAAACAACCCACTCATAGGTCTAGCCGCAGTAGCTGACACATTACTCGGTGTGGATGGACTGACAACTGATGTGTACGCAAAACTTTCTGCGTGTGAGTATTTATTTGATTGGGGTAATAGTTCAGAGAATGACAATGGTATTTTCGTGTCGTCAAATCCCACAACGTATGAAGACGCTCAGGGATATGCGAACAAACACGTCCAGAAAACATTTATACAGACAAGTGGTCTGATAGAAGCTTATAAACAGTCTGTTAAAATTAGTTATGACACGTCTGATGATATTGATAATGCTATATCATTACTTGAATCCCAGTTCAGTGACTGCAGAGACAACCTGAATGTTAAATTATCATTTCCATATAATTTTATATCAATTATTCAACCTGATTTTTATGACGCATACGTTGATTTAAAAGAGCTTAGGCGTCAGGCAATAGACTATTTAAACAACCAGAAAAAAACAGCTAGGAAAATACAATACATTGATGTACCAGATATGCCTGCCGCTGTATTGGCGTACAGACTATACGGCGATTCACAGCGTGATGATGAAATCATGGAACTCAATAATCTCTATGATAACATGAGCGTTAGTGGAATTATTAAGGTTTATACTGATGTTTAGCATGCGCGTAAATGATGTAGATTATACGGGTTTCGTGTCTGTAAAATTTATAGATATAGTCGAAAACCTTTGTAACACATTTGATATATCATGCGCAGTAAGTGAAGATAATGATTTCCCAATAAAACGCGGTGATAAAATAGAGTTGTATCTATATGATAAAAAGGTACTTACTGGCAGCGTAGAAACTCTTATTGTCAACGCCTCAGAGGATGATTATACCGTTAATGTTTCTGGCAGGGATGCCACCAAGTCAATTCTAAAAAGCGATCTGTCTCCAAGCTTCAGGGTAAAAGGTCCAGTTACACTATTAAATATTATAGAGAAGTGTTTAAAAAATATTAAACAAAATTTTACTGTAATAAATGAGGCTGGAACAATAAAAGAATTTACTAACAAAGAAATAGTATCTGCAGATGTCGGAGGAAATACTTGGGAGCTCTGGAAAAAATTGTCAGAGAAAAGACAAGTTATCATATCTAAAAATGCAGAAGCTCAGATAGTTTTAAAGCGAGCTGGAACAAATAAATACAGCAAGAAATTGATAAGATTAAAAAATGATTCGAATAGTGAAAATAATATTGTGTCTAGTTCTGGGCAAAACAGCGATGCAAATAGACGTAAATACTACTATGTAGTAGGGCAAGAAAACGTTGCTGTGAAGAGGGACGACGCACCACCAAGTGGTAACGATTTGCATGATCCAAACATACCTTCTTTGACAACAGAGCAGGACAGTGTTGATGATGATAATTTAGCGGTATTAAACGAGGCTCTTCGAAACTCAAAATCAGGCAGCGAATTAGAGCGAGCAATAGATAAACAGATTGCAGATGAGTTTGCAGCGAATAAAATTTTAAAATCAAAAGAGTCAGACTTGATAGGGTTTAGCAATACTCGTGAACAACGCATAGGAGTTGTTACAGACGACCTGTCTATTGATGGAGTGTACTGGGAAAAAACAAAATTACCATCAAGTAAATCAGATTGCGAAGACATAGCGCAAAGAAAACTTAATCAAAGCAGAGTTGAAAGCATAAGTTATACTTGTCAAGTGGTTGATTTTATCGCAGACGATGAACCATGGGAAAGTGGATATTTGGTTGATGTAAATGATGAGTTTTGCGACGTGCGATCCGAGATGGAAATAGTGAGCGTGGAATACGATTCAGATGCCGGTGGCGATGGCGATCCAAAGGAAACATGCACAATGGTATTGACAATACCAGACGCATACAGCGACAATGGCAATGCCAGTGATGCAGACAAACAAATTTCTGTATTTGGTGATAAATTCAACAGAGATGAGACTCTAGTATGAGCGACGACAGGGAAACAAAAGAATTGAAAAGCATGGTTCAAAACTCTGTAACCATTTCCAGGGTAACCAACTCTGATACTGATGCAGATCTTGATTCTGTATTTCAGATAACACAAAACGGACAAACAGCAGATTCTATGTGTTTAATGCCTTACGGATTGAGTGCAAATGCACCGCGCGGATCCATGGCGATTACGTTCTCAAACAACGGATCTTCAGACTCTAAAGTTTCAATACCTGGGTTTCCAGAGAACAGATTTAGAGATTTAAAAGAATGGGAAGTTAAGGTCGGAAATTTTAAAACGAAAGCGCACGTGTTTTTTAATGATGATGGTGAGATGGTTTTAAAACTTGATAATGTTACAGCTAGTGACAATTATATGGTTAGATACAACGAACTAAAGGCAGAGACGGACCAACTAAGACTTGATTTCAACGCCTTCGTGAGTGCTTTTAATCTACATACTCATGCAATCGGAGTGATCGCTACTGTACCTGCAGCTCTAGCAGTAGTGGCAGCCATGCAAGCTCAGACAACAGATTTCGATATTGCAGATTGTAAAATAGAAAAAATAAGGGTGCCATAATGTCAACAACCTTGGTAGCTACAGAGAAGGTCGATATCGCACTGGTAGAAGGTGATGACGGAATACTTGACATTGAAATTGCAAGCGACGGTGATTTTGTATGTACTGGTGGATTTGATACTGCAATCATAAACGATTTGCAATCTGAGCTAAGGGCTTCTAGCGATGAACAGCCTGACGCAATGAGACGCGGCGGCTGGATTGGAAACGAGACGCCCGATACTCAGAATTATCAGGTTGGGAGTAAGCTTTATTTTTATTATAGAGTCAGAAATATTTTGAAAAATAAAAATGCATCCGTTGATGCAGTTAAAGATTCGCTCAGCAAATACGTTCCAAAATATTTAAAAGAGATAGAAGTCACTGGCGAGTTAACAACTAGTGGCATAAAAATTAATACTGTGTTAAAACGATATAGCGGGAAGATTGACAAACTATCATTCAACCTGTGGGAATTGACGGGATAAAAAAATGTCAACAGTTACACCGAACACTCCGAACGAGACAGTACAGCAAGCACAACAAGATGTTAAGAGTGAGTTGCCATCTTCTAACCCGTGGCTAGAATCTGGACTATTACGCGCTATAACCGTTATGACAGGTAGACGCGCATATGATCTATATAAAGGTCTTGACAGAATAGAGACATTATCATGGCCGTTTGACGCCAAAGGTAAATATCTTCAATTCTGGGCGACCCTTAAAAACATGTATGCATTGACCACTAAAAAATCGGCTGGAGAAATCACCTTTACTGGAACCGTTGGTCAGACTGTTACCAGTGGAAGCATTTGGACGGTTGGCACAACAGAATATAGTGTCGACGCTAATGTCAATATAGAAGTGAATACTCGCAACGTGTCAACGCTCACAGCGTCAGGCACAACCGCAACATGCGTATTAACAGAGGATCACAATCTTAGTAATGGCATGAGCATATCTATAACAGGTGCGATTGATACTGATTGGAATGACACATTTACAGATGTTACTGTTATTGGTGCGCAGACAATCACATTTGCTGTTACGTCTGGTATTTCCACCCCTGCAGTTGGAACAATAGTTGTTAGTTTTGACGCTGCACTAGGTAGTGTTACAAGCGTTGAAAATGGCGAATATAACAATCAAACTAACGGTGTAACACTCACAAGTCAATCAACATTACCAGGAATAGATTCAACCGCAGGGACTCAATATACAGGTTTAATCGATGGCAGAGATGATGAAACAACGGCTGAATATCAAGCGCGAGTTGTAAGTAGATGGCAAAATCCTCAAACACCTTTTAATGCCGCTACAATCATAGATACAGTTAAAAATACCGTTGGAGGTGGCAAGAACACAAGAGTTTGGGTTTATGAGGTCACTCCAAAAATTGGAGCCGTGACAATCTATTTTGTTCGCGATGAGGACGAATCAATTATCCCTGATGCATCAGAAATAGCAGAAGCCAAAGCTGCAATAGTTGCAATCAAATCTCCACAAACAGACGACGCAAATATACATGTCAATGATACGCTGACAGCATACCCTATAAATATTGTGATGTCTCAGTTGATACCGAGCACCACAACAATGAAAGAGTCCGTTAAAGGCAGAATTAGAAACTATTTCAGAGGTGGTGGGTTGACCGGAGGAATTGGTCAAGGTGATAATTTTTCACTTGAAAGTTTTAAATCTGATTTATACCAAACTAGAGATTATCAAACTGGAGAACGGCTACTAAGTTTTGATCTACAGCAGCCAGTTTCAGACCAAATAATTGCAGATGGAGAAATAGCAACTGAGGGGATCACGAGCGTAGGATAATGACATCTAATAATAAAAATTATGATGGTTCGAATGGAATTTATCCAGAACGTACTGATGAACAGCATGCTACTATTTTAGGTAGATATTTAAATGATGGTCGTCATTTAATTTCAAAAAAAATAACAACTAAAAATTTATATAAAACTATTAGTGCTATCTCCAAGACATTTAAACGTGTTGAAGAAAAAGCAAACGAGCTGGTGAACGGTAGGTTGTTAACAGAGGATACAACTAGTCTTGGAGAGTGGGAGCGAGTAGTAGGAGTTCCAGACGAACACTACGACGGACGCGGATCTCTTGCTAACAGACAGCGTTATGCAATAGCGAAACTATCTGCTGATGGTGTTTCTACTACGGCAGAATTGGAATGGCTATGTGGATTATTAGGGTATGTTGTAACAGTAACACCTGGTTACCATTATTGGCTCTATCCAGATACAAGAGTTTCATTTGCGGATGAGGAAGAAAGTTTATTTACAATAGTTTTTGAAGTTGACTATGCGAATAGCGTTCAAAATAGCAGTGTTTTTCCATATACTTTTCCCTTTGTTTTTGGTGAAGATTTCGAAGTCACTATGCAAAGTTTTATTAGGTCAATAATTGACGTGACGGTTAACGCTCAATTTATTCCGTTGGTTGACATTTGGGAAAACAGCCCTGACGGTACGCCTATTTATGAAAATAGTCCCGACGGCACACAAATTTATGAGAGTAGTAATTAGGAGTTTATGAAATGACTTTACCAGTACCAGATTTTACACCGCAAATACAATTTCCGATCCGTGCTACAGCCACAGGACCAATCACAAACGATGAAAATGATATTTCACAGGGTCATATTGGAATAAAAACTGTCACGGGTGGATCTGAAATGTGGTACAGGCCTATCTCAGACTTGCCAGCAGATCCAGTTCCAGATCCGATACTATTAAGAATATTCGGCCCATTTGTTGATTTTGACGAAAACTTAACTCCGGTATCTGCGAATAGGCGTATTGATTGGGATGAAGATGAGGAATGCCCATCCTATTATAATACTACAGTTGGATCAAGGGTACAAATTGGCAGGGAAACGCGCTTGCCACTATCATACAATAAAACAGGTGTGACAATACCAAACGGTAAAGCGGTTTGTGTTATTAGCTCATTTAATTCAAAGCCATCAGTTTGTCTGGCTGATTCAAATGATTATAGCAGAGACAAATTGATCGCGTTTTCTACTGCTGAAGTTTTAAATGATGCGTCTGGTGAATTTACACGTTTTGGAATTATAAACGATGTTGACACTAGTTCGTTTACCGCAGGTGATGTTTTATATCTTGATACAACTCCAGGAGAAATAACAAATATTAGACCTGTTTATCCTGCTAGACCCATTATAGTTGGTAATTGCATTGTTAGTGATGCAACCGTTGGATCGTTTATCGTCGTTATATCACCTGATTTATATGACTATGCTTTTGATGGCTGTGTAATTGAGCCGCAAGATACCACTGTCGTTGTTGATGGCGGAAATGTCTATCTAGATGTTGAGCTTATTGGCGGTGGTGATTTGCCAGTGCAATTAGGTGGGGACATTAGAATTTTAGATTGCACCACTGGTGCTGGTGTTGGAGGCAAGGCAAGAGTATTATTAACACCAGGCTTAGATACCGCGCCTGTTAAAAATTATGTTTATGTAGAGATGTCTGGAACTACTGCAATTTTATCCGCATCAACAACACAACCTACAACATCGTTTGCACCAATAGCAAGAGTGTCACTTTGGTCAGTTGCTAAAACATTAACAGACAATGCAGCGATGCACAGGCGTCAAACAGATTCGAAGGTAAGCGGTACACTAGGAAGGGTTGCCCATATAGATGATAGGCTAAGAGACTTAGGAGCAACATGGAAATCTGGAGTAAATCCAACTGCAACAATATCAACTAATATTGGGACGCTTGACGGTATTGATTTTGAGATATTAGCAGGTATTGTAAAACAATTACACCGCCA